TCTATGACGTAGGCATCTCCGTCTATCATGATTCTTGAATTGATTGTGGTGATGAGGTCGAAATCCCATGCTTCCATAAGCTGACCAGCAGCGTCGTATAGTCCAGCAGTTGCGTAGCCGTCACACAAATAGGCCCAGCCTTCTTTGCAAGTCTTAGCCTCACGCTCGTCAACGAAGTACGCTTTGACATGAATTAGATTCTTGTCCTTGGCGTGTCGTTCCTCGAACTTGACGTGCAGGGCGTGGCATATTTCCTTGCCGTGTTTCTCATTTACATCGAGATACCACCGAAATTTGCGATTGTAGTTTATAGTGGTTCCGTCCAATTTACCTAGTCCCATTTCTTTGAAGCCTCTGGTATTGTATCCTACCAATCCATTGTTACACAAAACTCAGTCTCCAATTCCATGTAATTTGCATAAGCGATGTTTTGTTAAGATCGGCAAATGTAGCCAAGCTATAGTAATCGTCGTTCGACATCTGCAATGCGATTTCATTGAGGGTGAAACCATTTGCTTCATCGAAGTCGATAATCGACGTAAACACTACTTGGGATGGTATCTGGTAGTCTATGTTCGATATAACTGGTTTCGTGAGGATGGCGGGACCAAATAGACCGTTTCTGTCCGCATTTACAGACTTTGGGACACCACCGGTTGTGCCGTTGTTGCCAAAGACCATGCGACAAATGAAGAAGTCAAAGGTATCACCTATCTCATTTGCTAGACTAGCTGCGAGGGCCTCCCGCCCTTTCCTCAGCACTGTGTTCTTGAACTCTATCCGCCGCTCAGTCCCATCCTTGTGTTTGATGATTATTTCAACATCACCCACTGGCTTCAAGTGTTCTTGGATATTATCGTTGTTCATTTCTATTCCTTCCACTTAATCGAGAATGATATTGACTCTTTTTGACCGATGTTGTCAACAAATTGGTCATTCTTTGCTGCATTCAATCCGCTTGCCAGGGCCATCATCGACATACCATCGTCGGTTATGATCTCGATCACATCATTCCCTCTTCTATCTATGAGGTCAAATGTATGTCCTGGGCTATAAGGAGCCTCTCTAGGTTCAATAACAGCACCGAACTTCTCGTATTGAAGGATGCTGTACGTCACGGCAGTACCCGCCACAGTCCAATCTTTTTGGGGGCCTGCGAGGGTAATTGTAGTGCCGTCTATGTCTTCGATGGCAAAGTAGTCAGTGTCTATCAAAATGAGATAGTTTTCTTTGTATTTATTGTCTTCCACACCGTCCAACCGTAACTCCTGATCGCCGGGGGTCAGGGTAGGGTTCTGGCCGTTCACAATCGGCAGCCCACTCTCATGGTTCACGAGAGTCTCAAGCGTCAGGCCCTTGTAATGCAGATAGCCAATCTGATTGTCTACTACTCTTTGGTAGACTGTCACGGTGATGCCGCCGCTGGTAGGGCCGTCATATCCATCAATATAGAACTGATCCGTCTCTCCGGTCACAAAACCGTTCACCTTGTACTGCTGATTGACCGGGGCACCAATTAGAGCATAATACCCCTCGCCGATCAAGTTTCTGAGGTCGCCAGGGGAAGAGGAAGAGCCACGAACTAGAATGGGGTTAGATATCTCCACTCTACCTCGTTTATGTACTGTAAGCTGACCATTTACACTTGTTGCGTGGGTGAATGGTGTAGCTCCACCATCAATCAACTCGAACTCGACGCCAGAGGTATTGCTGGTCGGCAAGATGTTGGAAGGATCATATAGAGTCACACTGCCATCTGGAAGAATGTCCAGAATGTCGTAAGTCCCTGTGAATGGCGATACAAAGTCTATCTTCCAAGGGTTGCCAATGAACGAACCGTTGTCTATATCCCATTGGCTCTTGGTGCCAAGAAGACCAAAATTTATTCCGCCGTCTGATAACTTAACGATGTTGTCGTTCGTCACGCTGGCTGAAACCTTTTTTAGCTTCTCATTTGATAGCCGGAAGTTGAACGAAGTCTGCGTTAGTGGTTCCGATATGCCGGTTATGTCAGCGTGGTGCAAAACGGCGTTATCAATAGAATAGGTTCCTGCGTGCGGGTGAACGCCCAAAATCTCCAGGTATGTCAAGGTTGGATCGTCTTTATCAAGGGCGATCTGGTTTAACTGAACATTTGGAGAGAACAACACAATCGAGTTGTTCAATGCAGAGCCGCTGGCAGAAATAACCACAGTAGTGCCTTGTGCCAAAGCATCTCTCCTGATCCTAGATGCAGGGGCCATGCCCCTGTTGAATATCATTTGGGCATTACCGGATATGGTCAAATCTTCCTGGTAATACTTGACGTATGCTTCAAGCTGTTCGATAGGCGGTTGAATGAAGTCGTGGAACCCACCTTGGAATGTAATTGTGTGTAGCAAGGCATGGAATGGCGTGAATTCTTCGAGAATTTCTATGGCTTCGATAATCCTATCATCTGATAGCTCGTTGATTTCTATTACAGCATTGTACTTACTACTTAAACACGCACTGCAAGAATCCAAGAAATCTCTGTCTATATCACAAGGGGAGTAAGAGTCTCTCTTGCTGCCGTTGTATTCTTCCATGTTGTATATGTTCTCGGAGTATGGAAATTCTGTTCTGATCTTGCCGTATATGATTGGGTCGTAGTGAGGATGCCTGTTCGGTATCAATGTATCGAACATAGGGTCATCTTCCTCGATCACTCTGACATTCCAGTTCTTGAGAGGGTACATGATCTCACGTTCGTCACGCTGATCCATCAGTGGTAGCGTTCGGATGTAGTCTTCTTTCTGTTGTTCGCTAGGACTTGGAACATCAATTATCTCATATACAACACGAAGGCTGTCGCCTTTTTCAAGTTCAATTGGGTCAATGGATAGTTGATCGCCAACCCATGTCATAACATTAACGCCACTCACCGAATCAATTGTTACATAGTCGGCGGTAAGTAGTTGCCATGTCGTGTTATCAACGCCTCGATAGTAAAGCTCGAAGTTGTCTACATCAATTGGCAATACCGGTGTTTTGGACAAGGCGAATTCACCGCTATCTGTAACGTCGAATATCTCTTGGTATGTGTACGGAGAGGTTAACTGCCACAATCTAACGAACTTACCCAGCGATACACCGGCCTGGGACATAGCTTCTTTCAGTCCTTCAAGGGTGCCTTTTTTCTTGAACAAGGGCACAGCACGCTTGATTTGACGCCGCCATAGAGTGGGGTCGTTCGATCTCAGTTTGAGACCAAACAAATTGCTTAGGAAAGGAATGATGGATTCGTGTGTGGAGTTCGCATCTAGCAAATCCTGTATTTGATTTGCCATATCCTCTATAAACGTGAAGCCTTTACCCACAGACAGATTGAGTTCCTGAATGACTTCTGGCGATAGGTCGTTGTCCGACAAATAGTTTTTGAACATTTCAGGAAGGTAGCGTTCTTGAAGTGTTGCGTACTTCTTCGGGTTGGTGAAGTGGGTTGGAATGCTGGTGGTAAGCTGAGTGCTTCCAAACAACGTGAAACGACGGTGAAATGATAGCTTCGCACCGCCCGCCAAAGGAGTCCAAGTCCAACATACAAAATAATCACCTTCCCTCATACCAAGAGGCTTCCACTCTAGTTCAAATATGCCATACTGAGTGTTTCCATCTGCATCTTCTGATATGCTGGTTATCAGGGCATTATCTACATCGGTAGACAACCAAGCCGGATATTCGTCGGTTCCGAAGATGGCAACCGCTCTCGCATCACTATAATTGAATTCTGTTGGCTTGGCAGAGGCGTCAATTTGATACTGTAGAAAATCTACGTTCGCTAGATTTGTAGGTGTCGGGGCAAGGCAGGCCATTTTTTTAGCTTCATCTAGCTTCTTGAGGAGCTTGTTGTCTTCTATTTTTTCCGTGTAGGAGAACTGATTGTTAGTGATGAAACTTCTCTCAACGTAGAATATCTGCACCCGATCAACCTTATAAGGATTGGCCGGGAAACATCCTGTCTCGTCTGGTGTCAAAACGTCTATAACCACCGTGTCGGCGATTGTAGGCGTCTCGTTCAGTCTCTTAATTGCCATCTGGTTCCTTTACACGTACAAGAAGGAGATGTTGATGTCAGATGATCTAATGATTTCATAGAATCTAGTCGTGACTTGATCTCCAGAATTATCTGGGTCGGTGGTCACAAATGTGGATTCGATATTCTTGATTTCTTTGATATCAGATACTTCTTTGATTAGATTCGTATTCTTCAGGTCTTGGTTATATTCCCAATTGTTCAAGGAGAAGAATCTATTGATACGTCTCAAAACATTCTCTTTATACTCAAGCTCGAACTTCCTATAGAACTTATCCAAAGTGATGTCTATCATCACATCTACTTCCACAACAACCCCGTCTCTGATGCAGATGAAATCTGTCATCATCTTTTTCTTATTCAGTTCCTCGTTCAATTGAACTTTCAGTTCATTTGCGGCTCTAGTCAATCCATCCGACCCTTCCTTAGCTAAGATATAGATGTCAATGATGTTTCCGGCACAACCGTGATTTCTCAATACAACTGCGGATTTACCAATCTGACCACTATACGGAGTAACAAACTGATCTGCCAGTGTTTTGTAGTCGCCTCCCGATACCGCTCTATTCTGAGTTCGCAGCCACAGAGGGAGCTTCCTTCGGATGTCCTCGATGGTGTCTCCGTCATAACCGAACTCGCCCTTGGTGTAGTTTCTATAAGTCACAGGTATCGAGAACTTTTTGCCTGGGACTTCAACTTGCCTCTGAGTTTCTATAAAGCCAGTTACGATATTTCCCAACGTGCCGCCGCCAACACGATATAGGGCCGACACTCTAGAGCCAACGCCGGGTATCAAACCTGCTCTGTTGTTTCCAAAAATGATGAAGGCACGCCACTCGGAATCGAATTCAACTCTGAATTCTCTTCTGGGTTGACTGTCTGTAAAGTAATCAACTCTATCCCACTGGATGCCGTCTACCTGGACTCGAACCGAGTCAGCAATGACAGGCATCTTAGTTATCTGCACGGTCTGACTGACAGCACCAGTGCCGGTAACGGTGTCACTGAACGTCCTTCCTTCGAGGCCGATGATACTTTGGTTGAGTGACGCACCAGCAGGTAAGATGATATCCTCGCCAAACTTAGGTTGATTCTCTGAGTCTGCTGGAAACAACTCGATAGCTGTTGCTATTTGTTCCGACACCATATCAATCACAACCGGAGTCTGAATCACAATGTCTGTATTTTGTGGGTTGATGATGGTAACAGTCCAGAGTGATCTAGCCGCAATTGGAGGCTGTGGAATAAAGCCAATTAGTTTCGATAGTCTAAAAGCGTTTTCTACCTCCGTTACGGTATCAATGAAGAGTTCGTTGACAATTTGATCCATCTTGAACGATAGGGTGTCTGCTAGGAACGCCCAATTCTCGATCAACATCACAGCAATAGAAGACTCAACAAAGTCATTGAAGGTATTTGGTATTACTGTGCCGCTTGGCCCGAACCGCTCACGGATAAAATCAACCAGTCTACTTTTCATCGACCAAAAATCTTGGTTCGTGTAGTTTAGGTTGAATACCTTGTGTGCAGTGGGTAGCTCAGCCTGTGCGTATGGTGTTATTTCAATGGGACAATTTTCTGGCATTTTTAAGCTCCAACCGTCGTAGTCTGGTCAGCCGGGACGTTGACACTACCGGCTAGCGGGACTTCTAGTATTAAATTCTGGACTTCCCTGATATTCTCAGGGTCAACAAAGTCGATCTTGATAGACAAGATATGTTCCTTGGAACCTTCTTCATGCGGATGTAGGTCGTCATCGTCGGCAAACCCAACATGAAGTTGCTGAACTGTTACTCTAGGCTCCCAAGTCTTAATAGAGTCGATTACCATCTGCCTCGCCATCATAATTACCGTTTCGTCGTTCTGCTCGAACATCAATCTTCTGAGTGGTGTTCCAAACCCAGGAAGCATCACCCTCTCCCCTGGGTTGGTCAGCAATAGCACCAAAAGGTCGGACTTTATCTGTTGAATCCCATTCTGGGTTGCCAATAGACCTCTTGGGTTCTTAGTGATTGGATATGGGCATCCAAAGAATTTTTCCTTCATCTATATCCTTAGCAGGCCGGGATAGGCGGACACTTGTGGAACGGTATCAACTGCATGATGCTCGCACAACCTGCGTCTGGAGACGCACTTACGAACACTCTATCGCTAATTGTTATGCCCTTCGGGGACAAGCATAGTACCGGCCAAACGCAGGCCGAACATCCGCCAGTCGGTGTTTTACATCTTGGATCAAGCTCTGTTCCAGCTATTAGAGCAATGATTTCGTCTGCAATGAACATGTGGTTCTTAGCCATGTTAATGTAGACTTGTTCGGTAATTTCGACATAAGTATCTGTCACGTATACTATTTTGTTCGACGGGTTCTGTTCCATATCGCCGACGATAGTGAAGTGATTATCATATGTCATGCAT